CAGGACCAGCTAATCCTCCAGGACCGCCGGGACCGCCAGGACCTGCTGCACCGCCAGGACCGCCAGGGCCTCCAGGACCCGCAGCGCCGCCTGGTCCGCCTGGTCCGCCTGGTCCGCCAGCACCACCGGGACCTCCTGCGCCTCCGGAACCACCTGGACCGCCAGTTCCTCCAGTAAACGTACCGCCGCCATTATCGACAACTGTAATTAGTCCAGTTACTGCAGGAACTGCAAACGAAACTCCGCCTGTACCGCCTGTACCTCCAGCATTGCCTGGATTGCCTACTGTTCCATTATTTCCTGGACCACCAGTACCACCAGCTGTACCATTATTTCCTGGACCGCCTGTGCCGCCTGCATTGCCTGGTGTACCATTAGTAGCGTTATTACCGAACGAACCAGGACCACCTTGATTTCCTGGACTACCGTTAGAATTTAGATTAGCTGCACCACCAGATCCGCCAGCGCCAGAACTTCCTGGATTACCAGGTGTACCACCAGCTCCAGCATTTCCGGGAGTACCAGTATTACCAGGATTTCCGGGAGTCCCAGAAGCACCAGTATTTCCAGTTGTTCCAGCAGCGCCCGGATTGCCTGTATTTCCTGGATTGCCTGCTGTACCCGGATTGCCTGTTGTACCAGTATTACCAGCGGCTCCTGGATTACCTGCTGTACCAGAATTACCTGTATTTCCTATTCTACCTGTAATCGTATTGTTGTTGTCGATATAAACAAAAGACCCACCTTTGAAATTTCCAACATCGAAAGCTGGAGTTGAAGGTGAGTTAGAAGTTACTGCTGCGTTGATAAAACAAAGCAAGTTTAGCGGATAGTTTGGGCTACCCGCTTGCGTATACAGATTATAGTTAGATGCAGCATTGCTGATCGTAACAACTTTTGTTGGGCGTGCTAGAAATCCTAGAAACATTTCTTACCTTACATCTGGGAGATAAGATCCATACATCTTTGAACCATCAGAGAAGAATGTGAAGATATCTACTGCACCAACAGCTGTCGATAGAACAGGAGCAGTTTGAGCGGTCCACTTGAAGTTACCATTCCATGTAAGCGTATAGCTTCCTGTGCCGCCCTGTACAACGCGGAGAATATATGTACCGACCTTTTGATTAGTTGGAGCAGCAATCGTGCGAGAAGCACCAAGAGTTACTGTGGCTACGCGACCGAGCGCAGTATCCCAAGAGATTGTAGCTGCGTCTGTAAGCGTTTGATTGAGAGCGTTTGATTTGTCGGTTGTTGTGCCGTTGAGTGTTGTATTACCACCGACAAACAAGTTAGTCGAAACTGTTGCACGACCGTTGACACCAAACCAACCAGTGGCGTTGGCAAGTTTACCAGCAGCACCAATAGTTGTGTTGCCTGATACGGTTAGATTGTTGTCGATAGTTTGACGACCAGTAACCGCAAGAAGACCAGTAACTGATGCTGTTTTACCAGCGGCACCAAGATTTGTATTACCAGAAACCGTCAAGTTTGTAGTAATCGACTGTGTACCGGTATGAGAGATTGCGCCAGTTGTTGTAATTGTTTTACCAGCAGCACCTAGGGTTGTATTACCTGAAACCGTAAGATTGGTTCCAACTGTAGCACGACCAGAAGCGGCAAACAAACCAGTAACAGTAGCCGTGCCCTTTGCAGTAAATGCTACGTTAGAAGTTAGTGTATTGGCATAAAGAGATGATTCGTTGATAGCAAACGCATTCAGACGGACAAACCCGATATTGGTGCGAGTGCGCCACGTATCAAAAGTATTAGTAAGTTCTACTGCAGGAATTACAGCCATTGGTTATCCTATCTTATCTAAAATGCGCTGCATGAGCGTTTTGAGTTCTGACATTTCTTGTTTCATATTATTTATATCATCGAAGGCTTGATCGATTTCTCGATGCTTAGCCTTTTGTTTTTTATAGGCGCTTAGAGCATCTATATTGGTATTCAAGATAGCCTGAGTTCCCATATCACGGATCAAATCAGGGTTATCTTGAACTTTCGCAATTTTTTTCATATTTTATACCTGCAATGCAATTGCTCTCAAATCTTTGACTCTTGGCGGGTTAGTGCTTGAGCTATTGACTAGAACAATCTTGATGGCAAAATACTTGAACCCAGTAAAGCGAGCTTTTGCTGTATTACGATATTCAACCACACCCGTTGCGCTATTCGCACCAAACTTATAAGGTGATCCAGATGAAGCTGAATATGTAGGTGTCTTATATACAAGCTCGATGAAGTTGTTTCTATCTTCATTGCTTGAATATAGAGTAGCCGAGCTAAAGCCTTGTCCTGTATCCAGATCCATTAGAATCCAACGAGTATCACCAAAAGTATCGCTATCATCTGCGCTCAGAATCTTATAGTAAACAAGAATGTCTGAACTTGTTGGCTTATAAGCTGTTAGATATACACGAAGGTCTTCAGCATCCTGACCGTCAGCCAAAGTTACCGTTCTTGTAATATAACGAACCTTTGAGTTGCCTCCGTTCTTTACATACTCTTCTGATGTTCCAATTTCACCGCTTGTGCTAATCAAATTGTGTGTTGAATGCAGAGATAGTCTGCCCAAGTCGATTGCAGGAGAAGCAACCTTGTTGCGACCTGTAAGTTCATACTTGATTTCAACAGAACGTCTTGCCCCCATTGTAGCTGAAGAAGCAGCCGTATTTGATTCGACACTACGCGACAAATGATATCTTGGCGTAGAGAACTCTGTATCACCGTTGATATTCAACTTGAAGAATGATGTATCGCGCGTGCTTGTAGATGTTGCCATCTTAGCATAAGCTTGAACATCGTTGTTCGATGGTAAAATCATATTTGTAATTAGATTCACGTTGTCCATCGTCGTATTCACAAAGGTTACAATACGTGCTGTATACCCGTTTGACTGACCTCTAATATAAGAATCAGCAAGGAAGTAACGAGCATTTGAAAATGATCCACCACTCTCTACATAAGATGTATTAGCGATGACCAATCTTGTATTGGCATAATCAATTGAGTTGTAGTAGTAAATACGACCAACCGGATAAGTTGTTATAGTTGTATTAGACGTACCTTTGATCTCACCGTTTAGTGCAGTTGTTGAAGAGGTATTCGCAATTCGAATACGAACCTTTTCTCCGCCAACAAACTTATTGCTTGTAGAAACATCGCGAACCGTAATACGATTTGCAGCCAAGCTAATAATCTTACCAGTTGCGCCAGAAGTAATACCCTGAGCAAAAGCAGAGTTATTAGCAACGTGCAAATTGATAACTGTTGTATTTGCAGCACCAAAAGCAAACTTACCTATAATTGTTGTCTGACCATGAACAACTTCACCAGCGCGATCCAGAGGACCAGTTGTATTGGCAATTACAACTGTATCAAAGTTTGGATTCTTTACAATCAAGTTGCCTACATTTGAAGTATCAAACTCAGCATAGTAAGCTGTAAACTTCAAATCTTCGTCCTGAACTGGTGTAAAGTTTCGGTCATTTGCAGACGTAAACAAGAATCCTGTTGCAGGCTGGGTTGAGATACGGTTGCCAGTTCTAATATCACTTTCACCAAGAACTGCAGTCCAAATTGTCACATTTGGATTATTAGCTGCTGGACCAATAACAATTGCATATTCTGTTTCGTCAGACAGATAAACTGGCGCAGGGAAATAAACTGGTGTTGGTGCCGATGAATCTGTACTTAGATTGATATCATCAGCAGCCAGTGAAACTTTAGCATATGGAAGTGTACGACGTGTAATCTGACCAGTTAGATTATCAACTTCGCGAAGCTCAACAATTACTGGAAGTGTTGGATGCTTTGTTGCGAAGAACAAATCAAACTTTGTTAGATACATGCCAGATGTATTGATCTTTGCTGTCTGACGGCCTGTTACAAGGAATGTCTGAGCAAGCGGATCTTGATCATTAGATGGCGGCGGATCATTATCTTCTTCGGGTTCTGGATCAGGTGTTGGAATAACTTCTGAACCAATTAGATTTGATCCGGAGGCAGTTGATGACGACGAGACAGAACCTTGTGTAGTTTTGGTTAGAGCAGTTTGGGTAATCGATACAGACTTGGTTGTAACAGTCAACGCCGATACTTCATTAGCCAAACCTTCAGCAGAATACTGAGCTTCAGCCGATGTCGTATATTGGCCTGAAATAGAAGAATTGGTTGGGTTATCAACCATACGCAAACGCTTAGTTCCTGTACGGAACTTTAGATTGGCGTCATTTGGTAAACGGAATACAGCATACGCATTACCGTTGGCATCAGAGTATAGAGCACTACCTTCCGCTGCGGCAGGAGTAATAGCGTTACCGTTTGTATCTCTTAACCCACTGCTATACTCTGCTGCAGTTAGAGGTGTAATATATGCACTTACATTTACATCATCGAAGAACGAGTATAGTTGGCTTGATGCTTTCATACCTGAGAGAGATACAAATATCATACGCGAACGCATGAACGGAACAATACTAGTATCTTTTACAACATTACCAAATGACTGAGTATTGGTATTGATTGCAATACCCGTTTGATTACCAGTCTGTGTTGTTTGTGTCTGTTGTGTAGATGTTGTCGTTGTTGTATAGTCTTGATACGTGTTCATGAAGTTGCCTTCTTGAACAGTATGTTGACCCGTATTTGTAGTTGTGCTTGTTACAACTGGCTGACCAACAAACGAAGTTACAGCAGCGTTCCAAGTCGCAGGCCATGTTGATGCGAGATATTGCCAAGCATCGGTATTTTGATCCAGTGTAATGTTTGTTGCAGGAGACTGGATTGTATCGCACCAGTAATCACTATCTGGTGTTAGAATCATTGTTCCCTTATACTTCCAGGAACCACCGGATGTATTACGAGTTGTTGTGGCGTATGGCTGCTGAACAAGAACTTTGTGTGCATAAGGCAGAGTAACCAGACTATCTGGGGATGTCATTGCCTTGACAGCAGAGATTGTTGTGCTTCCGCCGTCAGTTGAGGTAATGGCTACAGAAACAGCAAAGTTACCTGTAGCATCTTCAACATAGATGCGATTACCAACCTTGTTACGGATTTTAGCGCTGAATGCACCAGAAGTTACAGTCGCACCAGCAAGGAATGTTGTTGACGATGGTGTAGCTGCCAGAGTAATACGCTGATCTCTTGCAATACCAGCTGGTGTTACGTTCGAACGAACAATATTCGATGAGTTAGACGTATAGACTAGCGGAAGCTCGTTGACTTCAGCTTTTGGACGAAGATTACCCAAAGCAGGATCAACCGCAGCATTATAGTCTGGATCAAATACGTTACCAATAGCGTGATTGATAAACGCGTCGATAAGCATACCGTTCTTGAAACGATTTAGACCGTTTGCATCTTGAACCAGCATATCACGTGCGCTCTTTTCGAGCAGATTCAATGATGTATAGTATTCCAGACGGTCGATGCGCTGAGCAATCTGACCGATATCTTTCATAGTATAACGACGATTGTTGATCTTGCGAACAGAGTTTGTAATATCTGGACGACCAATTCTACGACCTACCTGCTCTGGCAGAGAAGGATAAGCTGCAATATTTACAAATGCCAACGGCATCACATCTTCAGGAACAGTTGGAGTAACTGGTCTATTCGAAGATACACCGCGTGTTATCTGCAACTTGCCCAGTGGGGTCAAGCCAACAACATCAACACGAGGCAGATAGTAGCTAAGATCAGTTGTAAAATCTTCACCAGGCGGCGGGAAGTGCAGACCATTAGTTGGAAGCACAAATGTATTTGACGTCTTCGGATTGATAGCTAAACTACCAGCCGAAAAAGTTGTAATAACATTAGCACCAGTAACCGTATCTGTCATACGAGGACGATTGTCGATACAGTCGCGAAGATTGTATTTTTCGCCAGTTGTTGGCGAAGTAAAGATAGGAATCTCGTAGGTATAAATCTTCGAAGAATCCGTACCAGCTGTTGTATCGTTAACTGGATATGAATCTACAGAGAAGTAACCTCTACCAGCAGAAGAATGTGTAAAGTAGTCAAGCTTGACTAGCAGACGATCTGTAGAACCGATAGTAAGTGAGCTTGTTGATTTCTTTACAAGTCTAGCATGACTATAGTAGCCATCGAGCATACCGCTATCAAGCGTAAAGTGTGATGTTACATCTTTACCTTCGGTTGCAGCACTAAAGTTTGATCCTGACTTCTGACGAACTTCTACAAGCTTGAAGCCGTCTGATACACCAAGATTCCATGGACCAGTTGTATTAGCCACATAAGAAGTACCGCCGCCGGCGTTGATACGAATACCAACGTAAATACCACGCACAACCGACTTAGATTCTTCTTGCCCATCAACTTTATTCAGTCGTGCAATTACAGTAGCATTGAATGAATTGCTGAGAGTTCCTTCCTGAAGAGAAAGTCTTGCTGATGTTGTTGAAATAACATTAGCTTGACGACTAAGACCGCTTTTTCCTACTCCGCCAAAGTCAAGAACTTGACCAGAGTAAATTCTCTTGTGGAAATTTTTTCCAGCGCCAGCAGAGCCAGATGTAGGTTTAGCAAGATTGATTGTTGTACCGCTAACACCAGTTACAACAAAGTCGCCGCCTTGTGTATGAATATTGATAATATCGCCAGGGCTTACCTTTGTATCAATCGTAGCCGAAGCGGTTACGGTATTTGAACCGGTTGTTGTTAGAGTTTCTGCAAAGACTGAAGTATTCGAGTTGCCGCGTGCAACAACATAGAAGTTTGCACGAGCCGCATCGTCGCTAAGAGTTCCAGATCCTTCAAACTCTCCATCAGAACTAGTTCCAAAATTAGAAATACCGTTAGTATCAAAGCTGGTATTGATTGATTTATAGAACCAATAGTCGTTATTTACAATATTGATTGAGTTACGAAGTCTTCTTGTAGCTGTTGTTGGTAAACGGAATACAGCGCGATCAAACGAAGAATCGAATGTGTTTGCACTTAGATTGATGTCTGTCGTCCCAAAAATATTAGCTTTACCAAGAGCAAAAGATGCACCAGGATTATAACCAACAGACTTGACATTCTTGAAAGAATATCCAGCAGACATACTGATATCTGTTAGATACATCTTATACTGACCGCCTGGAGTACCAGGAGTTCCTGTGTAATACTTCAAGGCGCGAACACGCGCAGTTCCAATTTGATTACCGCGGAAGTTGGCAGAAAGGAATCCTGGACCAGAAGTGGTAGAAGAACCAATAGTATTGGCGCACTGATCGCGAAGCGATACAATACTCTGACGATCCAGATCCCAGTTACCAACAACGTTGTTTACGATAATATAGTTACCGTAATCTGCATATCCCTTAGCAGACTCAATCTCTTGAAAGTCGATACCCTTTTCAGTCGATACGTTTGTTGAAACAATTTTATCAACATCGTAACCCTTGACATATGCTTTACCTGGATCTGCTGTAACAGCGATAAGGAAAGTATTGCCGCCTTGCGCTGCAGTATATACACCGCCGTTATTAGCTGCTCTTAGATGTTCGCGAGTATTGACAGCAAAGCCGCTTACAATATAGTTTCCAGACTCGTCGAATGTACGCTGAGCCATATAATCGCGGATTTGTGCATACTGTGTACGATTAGATACAGACTGTACAACACCGTTCTTGACCTGCATCAATTCGACAAATGTATTTGACAGAGCTGCAGTAAGAGAATATGATCTGATAGGTGCTTCGAGCTTCAGGCGAGCGGCACCAGGAGCAGCATAGTTATACGAGCCTGATGCAGGATCAAGCAGAGAAGTATCAGTAATTTCTGTTACAATTGTTTCGCTTACATCAAAGCCTACGCGCGCAGAACCTAGATTGTCATACTTGCTAACAATAACTGTTTGAGTAGGAACACGAATGAAATGGTCTTTGGCAAAAACAATACCAGCTTGGAAAGTAGCTGCTGTACCCGTTCCAATAGCACCAGTTGTATGAGCACCAAAAGTAGCAGGAATAGCGTTTGCAGAGTAAACTGTTCCGCCAACTGTATTGATAATTTCATTGTTAGCAAAGTAGCGATAGCCCGTTGTAGTATTAGCTGCCTGATACTTTACATAGATTGTTTTGAAGTTTGGTGTATTAGCTTCTGATCCATCGCTAACATTTACAACTGTAGCAATAACACCAGAAGTAGCACCCTTGACTGTTTTGTTCAAAAAGTTTGAAACTGTAACCGAAGCGCCTGTTGAATTTTTGTCGCGCAGCTTTACAAAGTTATAACTGGTATCAAACTGCATTTCCAAGCCGCGAACTGTTGAGCCCTCTTGGAAAATATGCGAAGCGAAACGATCAATCTGATTTTGAAGGATCGTTTGCATCTGTGTAAGTTCGCGCGCCTGTACCGCCAAACCCGGACGGAACAAAATGCGATGGAAGTTCTTTGCCTCATCAAAGTCGTCGTAGTAAGGAGCTACGTTGAAGTTCGTTGAGAGCGTGACGTTATTAGCTTCTGCAGCCATGATACCTTCCGATTAGTATTTTACAACTAGTTTGAAATCTTCAGTCTGATCAACACTTCTGTTGATTGGCGTTCTATTCTCAGTATATATTACGATACCGCTATACCTTTTTAGAGCAGGTGTGGATACCGATTGAACGTTTCCGGTTACCGTTGATACTGAACCAGTAACAAGTTCTCCAACTGTAAATCCTTGACCAGTTCCGTTTGTAGTAACACGAATAAGCTTTAGATATCCATTTGATCTTGCAGCATTACTATTTGCAAAGTAAACGACGCGAGCTTTTGCGCCACTTACAGAACCAGTTACAATCTCGTCGGCGCGGAAATCGCCACCAACACCATTGACAAGAACATTTGTAGTTTGGTCAATTACTGTTGTGTTTGCATAAGAGCCGTTAGCAAGTATTGGGTCACGAATAACACCAATAACTCTAAAGTCATTATTGGTTGGGAATGTACCAGATTGAGACCCAATAGTTTTCATATTCATCATAACAGCAGTGCCGTAGAGTTCATCTACTGGATCAGAACCGTGCCCACCTTTTGGTGAAATAATAGCTCTTGCTGTTGCGCCATAACCGTACACAGAGTTAGCTGTAATACTTACGTTTGCTGTTGAATATGAACGACCTTGACTGACAATTGTAATTCTACGAACTTGACCAGCAAATGTATTTGAAACGTATGCTGTTGCGCGAGAGGTTGTCGATAAACCACTATCACCACGAATTGTTACCAAAGGAGATATAACATAACGACTCGTGGTGTTTGGTGATGTAGAGAAAGCGGTATTGACAACCAATACGTTGTTGGCACCAAAATACTTTACAATCTTACGAAGCTGACCCGATCCAGCTCCTTCACTAATATAAAGTCCAGATCCAACATAAGAACCGTCAACAGAACTTGCATTACTCTTGATTGTGAGATATGTTGAATTGATAATCGATTGGAACGTATTTGATGTACTTAGATATCCAGAACCATTTGATGTAATCTTGATATGATGAATAGCACCGTTACTTGCCAGCTGCTGCACATACCACTGGTTTGAATTGTCATTAGCCGTAAGAGTTTTTACTGGAATATAAGCATTAGTTTTGAACTTGAGTGCTTCACCAGGTGTAACTGTATACATATACTTCCAACGATAACCGTCGGATGTAAATTGAATGTTTGAATAGTCAATCGTTGTTGGCTTTACAGTTGAGTTTGCACCACGATTGTTATCAATACACTTATATACGTTACCAGTATCAGTTACAGTATAAAACTGCTTTGTATCCAAATCAGCATCTTTATCATCATACTCGGTATAGAAAGTATTATTTGCCCAAACATTATTTGGTATAACATGAGACACATCAGAAGATTGAAACTTCTTCAATGCAATCATATCTCTCCAGACATCATAATAAACATTATTGTATGATGCATCTACTGCCGGCGGATTAGTTTCTGCAAACAACTTACGAATATAAGCATTTGCACCAGCTGTAATTGTTGCACTTGGTCTTGGCGTAACTACAATTGATTGTGCACTTGGAATTGAGTGAACACGAACAACTGTAGCTTGCCCAGTAATACCAACACGATCACCAACAGCAAGTTCTGTCTTGAATAGAGTTCCTTGCCCAACAATTGTATTCGAACTACTCGTCGTCTTTACTGTTCCAGATAAAGGAATAGCATTAGCATATGGCTGCGTCTTACCGATAAAGAAATAGTATCGGGTAGGCGCAGCCTCATTGAACGACTCAAAAAACTGAATCGCGTTGTGAATTCTAAAGTGACGAGTAATAAGAGCTGTCATTTATTAGGCAGATGCTGTATATGTGATGTTTAGAGTGTCGCCTGGTGTGACAACTTTGTCGCCAACAGTAAAGAGACCAGCTGAGTAAAGGATACCAGTTGTACCAGCCTTTGTTGCGTTGTTGGCAATAAACGCGCCCTTTACAGTTCCTCCGGTACCGATTGAGAATACAACAGCGTTTGATGTTGCTTTCGATCCAGAAGAAGACGCGGCAAATGTTACCTGACGACGTGTTCCCTGTGTATAGCCTGGAGCTGCAGCACCATCTGCGCCAGATTCTTTCCAGCCAGTGTGCGAATTCATTGTATCTGATGAAGAAATAGCCGAGTAGCCATTAGCAGCGATTAGACCCATATACCATGTGGTTGTACCTGGACCAACTGCGGCCGCACTAAGATACGCATCGAGAAGCGCATTCTTACCAGCTGTTGTAACTGTATTTGGGAAATCTTCTTCCCACTTTACGTTGCCTTCTGCATCGTAGCAAACGGCTGTATATGTGCCGTGCAGATCAACTGATTCTTGCGAACCAGCTCCGCGTGTAACGACTACATTAGTAGAGTCGCCGGCGTTAATCTTTTCAACTGACATTTATCTATTCTCCTTTGGGTTTAGACATGGGTATTTATATCAAGAAATCATGACCTATTTACAGTATCGTCAAGATTTAGGGTCGGGTCGACGATAGTTGCAATCTGGGTTGATTGATAAGTTGTAATCTGAACTGCAGCATATGGTGTAATCTCACCATTGTTTTCTTGAATACCAAGATTCATTGCGGTTCCACCAACAACTTGATCTGTTGGTGTTACCGACTCAGCAATCTGAGCACCAAGTAGAACTGTTGGATCTGGAAAATCCGTTGCAGTTATTGATTCTGTTCCAGTATCAAGCGCAACTGAATTATAAGTTCCATTTGTAGTATCTGTAGCAGTTACTGATTGAGTTCCTGTATCCAGATTACCAGAATTATAAGTTCCTGCTACACTATCGGTTGACGTTACTGACTCTGTTCCAGATGTTAGATTGACTGAACTATAGACACCAGCAACAATATCTGTTGATGTTACTGATTCAGCACCAGATGTCAAATTGCCAGAATTATAAGTTGCGTCTTGCGTATCCGCAGTTGTTACCGATTCAGTTCCAGATGTTAGATTACCAGAAACGTATGTAGCTGCGAAGCTATCGGTTAGCGCAATAGTTTCTTCATGACCAACGTTTTTGGTTACTATAGCAGTTGGCATCGAATCTGTTAGAGTTACAGACTCTGTTGGTATAGAAGCAGATGTTACAAGACGACCAACAACTGTATCGGTAGATACGACTGATTCATCAACTTCTACATCATAAATGTTTGAATACGAGAATGATGTGATTACAACAGCAGGCGCAGTCGAATTGATAGTAAGCTCGTTGAAACGCTTTGTTCCCGCAGGATGAAGCGTTTTCTTGATAATCTCGCTATACTTATCTAGTGCTTCTGATACTCGAAGAACATAAGAAAACTCTTGATAATAGTAATTATCTTGTAGTCTATTGTTCCAGCTCAAGAAACCTTTTGTATCGATATAGCGTCCTGGGAAAGTAACAATACCAGATGGCTTCGGTTGAGCCGAACCAGAGAAGGTTTTATGACGGCGAAGATAGCGATCTGCACTTCCGCCAGATACGTTAGCAGAAGAATATGTCTTTACAATTGCAGTATTACCTTGTGTAACATTGAGCAATGATGCATTTTCAAATCTATTGAAGTTTTGACCTGGGGAAATAATGCGCATCTTTTTGATAGCGCCTGGCGCAGGATTTACAGATACTATTGCATTTCTACCAATATAATTTCCATGACCGTCAGCTACGTTTAGTGATGATGTTTCGTTATCAACAATAGTAACTGTTGGTAATGTTGTATACCCATATCCAGGATTGATAATGGCAATTGCATTGATTGCGAAATAGTTGGTTGCGGTAAACTTGAGTGCGTTGCCAATAAGGCTATATGCGTTTGCAGCGGCAAGACCAACATATGCACTTGCGCCGACAGCAATATTAGTTGTTGCGGCAATAGCGGAAATAAATGTCTGCGCACTTGAGATAGAATGTACGCGAAGCGTATTAGCACTTCCATTGACGCGAACAATATCGCCTACATTTAGCTGCTCTGTAAAAGAAGATCCTTGACCAACAACAGTATTCGATCCGCTTGCAAGCTTTACTGTTCCTGTAAGTTTGACGCGAACCGAAGCCGTATTAGCTCCACCAGCAACAAAGAACGGACCTGCACCAATCTGAACGTTTCTGAGTGCAGAAATAGTATCGATACCAAGAGTTGTCGGAATTGGCTCTTGTGTCCAAGATGCAACCTTAGCAGCGAAGCCAGTTCCATTACCACCACTAATAACAATTCTAGTATTGTCTTTAGTATAACCAGAACCACTATTTGTAATTCTGATTTCAATGCCTTCACCAGTATTGTTGGTTTCTGTAACAACACCGCGCGCAACTTCTGTTGAACCCGCTCCACCAATTTCAATAACATCGCCAGGACTATGATAAGCGCCACCATCGACAACTTCTGCATCAATCAAAGAACCAACTTGTGCGCTAACAGTTACAAAGTTACCATTATCATCAACAACACGCTCGCCGTCAATAAAGAGTCCTGATACGTTTTCAACAACCATATCATAGATTGTCATACCAGCAGCAATTGTAGATGTAATACGCTGAACAAGCGCAGTTGCACCAGAAGTAATACCTCTTACATTGCTACCGCCAAATTCTATAGGGTTTAGTGAATATGGTTTGCCTACGCGTAGCTTTGTTTCTTGAACCCATCGACCATCAGATGCACGAAGAATATCTTCGCCAGGATAGTAGAACTCAAGTTCTGTATCGAAGAGCGCACGAAATAGAAAGCGATACGACTCTTGCGAACCGCGCGAACGATAGAACTCGCGAATATGTTTAGCTAATAGACGCTTGTCGGCTAATACTTCTTTTGGAATATTGATCATAAACTCTTTGCGGAAGTATTCCACAAACGAGTCTACAGTTCTATCAATATCTTTGTTATCGCGCAGAGAACGAGCGGCATTGACTGGATTGCCATTCTGTTCCATATACTCAAAGTATGCCTTCATAAATGAGACAAATTGAGGCCCTTCCTCGCGAATGAATCCAGGGAACTGGGAATCAATCTGCGAAGAGATTTTCTTTAGGATTTCGTCTGCGCCTGCTATTGCCATTAGAAGTTATACAGCTTGATTGATGGGGTTAGCAATGTAGTAGTCTGACCAACCGTTTCAATATTCGAAGCAGTAGATAGTGTCAGATTAGTATTGTCATCAATAACATTTACTTCACTCTGCGAGATTAGTAGAATCTGATTTCTTACAGGTGTGATATTTGGATTCAATGGAGCAGCAATAATAGAAATGCTTTCTCCAGTATAGGCTTCAGGTACAAAGTTTGTTATTGTTACTGTACCAGTGTCATAATCAATTGATCCAACATTGTAGTTGGTATATACTCGTCCAAGTCTACCTGCTGTCGATGGATAGTAAATACGAAGTGTACCAAATCCATTATCGTCAAAGTATGATGTTTGACCTGCGTAGGTAAAAGAAGAAGAAGTTACAGAACCATATCCTGGGTGTCGTGATACACCGCTAATCAACTCTTTAGTACCCAAACGCTGAAGAGGATTGTTGAACTTCAACGAATAAGAATTGACGCCAGTTAGATTTGGCGTAAATGTTTTTCTCAAACGAATCTGCGCGTCTGTTGTTTGAATGGCATCGTCTGTCGAATCAAGATAGTCGAGGAATCTTGAGAAACGGAAGCTATTGCCGAATGTCGATAGATAGTTTTCTTCAAAGGAAACGATACGAGCAGCAACAGCGGCTGCAAGCTCGCCTGGTGTTTTTGTCGTAAGCGATAGATTATATCTCACGTTTACCGTAGGAACCATGTACAGATATGTTGGATCGACAATTTCGGTATCGATAGCTTGAACATTATACTTGTTTAGCTTTGCAATGATTTCATCTTTGCGTGAAGCTGAGAACAATGTTCCTGTCTTTGGCTTCGCAGCGATAAACACTTTGCCGTAGATAGGCGGATCGTTTTCTTCGCCACCCCACACATTGACAGCAGAGATATCTGGATTTTGATCCAGTAGCAATCTTCTATAGTCCTCTGATGTTACGCAACGATTTTGTGTCTCGTACATTCGTGGCGCATTGAAGCGAACCGACTCAATGCTTTCGATACTAGAGCCACCAGAAGAACGACCCATTGGAACAATTGTAATACCAGATTGACCATCAATTGTTGTATTGACAAGCGTAAATGTATTTGCGCCGTTCGGAAGTCCAGCATTACATACACGATATGAAACAGTAATGATAGAAGATGTAGCTGGCTGAACACCAAGCACACCATCACCAAAACCAATCTTATACTTTTGCTGACGATCTGCTTCGACAAAGTAAATTTTAGAACTTGAGTTTACAGAGAGAATATCGTTACCAAGTACATATGTTTGCGTATTGCCGCCAGATGTTACCGTAACTGAAATGCTTGTTGTATCTACCATTTCATTTGGTAGAACAAAAGACGTATTCGAGCTTCTATTATAAACAAATCTATGTGTTAGCGGTTCGCCTTCAACAATATTGATATAATCGGCAAAGCCGTTTGAAGTATTGGCAGTAATCGTATATGTCTGTGGTGTAACAAATTTATATGTTGCACCATTTACAACTGCGTTGAAAGCTGTATCCTTAGGAACACGAATTGATCTAAAAGTTGTATTGGCAAACGAGTTGGTAAAGATAAGCTGCACATTAGCACGAGCGCCACGCGCTGATCTTGGCGTATAGCCAAGTGCCTTAGCATGAGATACAACCGAGTCATATAGCTGAGCTGAATCGATAAAGCTTTCATTGACTGCCATGTTTGCATAGAACGCATTATAATACGTATTGTATGCAAGCAAATCAAGCAACGTACCTAAAGCTGAGTCCGCAAAGTCATAATCAGCAAAATCTTGTTTCGACGCAATATAGTTGCGAAGATTGCTACGGATTGTATCAAAGTCCAATCCTGTTACGATGAGGTCGGTGTTGACTGCCATTATCGGACCCTATTGAGATTGATGTCGATATCAACGTCGTTGAGTGTAACGGCGTTTCTAAACTTGACTGTAATATAAAGTTGGTTACTATCTCTGTTCTCAGTAACAACTACACCACCATTTTCAGCAACAACAGCTCTTGGTTCGTAATTCTTGATAGCCGTTGTAATCTGGTTTTCGTAGTCGCTGGCAAAAATAGTATCGAAGTTATCGAATAGACGCTTACGAACATCTCCGCCAAACTCTGGGCGAAACGGACGCTCGTAGCGATTTGTCAGCAAAAGGTTCTTTAGTCCTTGCTTGACCGCATCGTCATCCTTCTTGACAAGCAGCTTGCCTGTCGATGGATGCGCACGAAACATAAGATCAAAGTCTTTGTTTGTGGTTTTGCCGAGCGATGGTGGTAGTGGTCTTTTTTTCATATGTTTTCCTTTATCTTATTTATTCTGAAAAAAAGACTTGACAAATCAATCAAACGCCATTATAATAGGAATTGTATTCAGGCGGTCGTAATACTCGTATTAGCTTTAGCTGCCGCAGCTTTATCCGTTTCCTCGATAATATGCAATGCTTCAGCCACCGTCGATGTTGGTTTGATAGCAGGATACTTCTTGATTAGTTCCGGATAGCTATACTTAGTAAGTTTGGTATAGTCAACTTGCTGTAATAGTTCTGCTGTATGCTTTTCGATCTTAGCAGAGATTTCCAGTCTTTTCTTTTCCAAATTCTCTTTAGACTTGTCTCGTCCATAGCCACCAGAGCCCCAATTAGCACTATTTGCAGTCGAGGTTAGTTTCTGTGGGCCATAAGATGTCTTAGCAGGACTATCAGCAATTAGATTGTTGCGCGGACCAATTGTCGACATAATACCCATAAACTTGGATAGAGGCTGATTTAGCGTCGAAAGCGATGAGCCGGCTGCTGATTCCGCAAATAGATTTTTTGGTATAATAGGATCTTTTGGCTTTGTTGGTGGCTTGAGCTTCTGTGGTCCTTGTGCGTCTTTTGTTGGAGCAATAGTAACCTTAGGAAGCATCTTGAGTGCGCCGCTTGCCAATACAAGATTAGGAACAAGTGTAGCAAAGTTTGGTTTACGACCAGAAGCGGCAGTAGCGAGAAGCACACCAGCCATCGCGTTCATATTGAGCATAGGGAAGTTTGCTTGGATACCAGCAGCTTTAGCAGCGAACCCGATCGGGTCAGCGGCAATCTTTGTGAGTGATGCAATCTCGTTAGCAAGTGGGATCTGACTTGCTAAATCTGCAAGTCCAGGAATGCCACTCAATAGATTACCTTTGATAGCAGCAAAAACAAGAGACGCTGGTCCAGATAGACCTAGCTGCATAAGCACTTTTACTTGTGCAATCTTATTTACAATGTCTGCAGCTCCACCAAACTTGAATGGTAGTGCGCCTGTTAGGTTCTTGATTGCGCCCGTAACAGCAGAGATCGGTCCGTCGAGTCCAGCGCCAAGAAAGTCTTTAGCAAGTCCAGTCATTGCGTCAAGTGCACCAGTCTGCTTGAGCGCAGCAAGACCAACGAGAATAGCTGGATCAATTTGATATGGAGGCGCACGATAGCCAAGTGGATCTTGAATCATACGCTTTGCTTCAGCATGATTGACCAATTCAGGATGGTCGCGATTCATTCGCTCCAGCAATTCACAGAGTTCGTTTGTTCCGGTATAGATGTATTGCTTGCCGTTGAGCGTATATTTGTCGCCCTTAGCAAGAGGCGTCTTGTTATCCGCTTCCTGCTTTAGTTGAGCGAGACGCTCACGCTTCGAAACAATATCTGGTGTATCTGGTATATCTGCCATGTTTAGAATTCGACTTGTTTATCAGGTTTCAATGGGCCTGTTGGTTCAGGAACTTGAATATCTTTAGGTTCATTTGACATAATTATATCTCCTTACTATGTTGGGTAGAATCCGCCTACGCCAGGAATAGTAGATGCTGTATCAATCTTAGATCCATCATCCGTTTCAACAAGCAATTTGCCGCCGGAACCAATACGAACGTCGTGATCTTTCGAAAAGATGCCAGCTTTGTAACCCGAAGCCGCTACAACAGTTCCGCCACTACCAGAGCTTTCGACAAGAATAGCGTAGCTATCTCTAATAAAAGTACCTGTTACTGCGCGGGTTTGAATCTGTGTTTGCGACTGCAACTTCATAATATCAGCAGAAGCAAGACCCATTTGAGTGCCAGCACCAATACCAACTTGTTTTGTGGCAATAGCTTGAAAATCTTCGCCAGCAAGAACAGCGTAGTTTCCACCAGAGATAACAGTTGACTCTGTTCCTGTGGATTGGAAATACTCGTTGTTATTTGTTTCGGTCTTATTACCGCCAGTTACTTCGTCGCGATTGCCTGATGTACGATGGGCTGTCTTGCCGTTGACTTGTGTGCGCTGATCACCAATGACTTCGCGTAGCTCGTTGCCGCCAACTTTTACTTTGAGATCGCCACCAATATTCAACTCGTAGTTTCCGTCAACATGCTGAATGACGTTGCCTGTGCAATAGATATTGATCGGACCATTGACTGTTAGATTGAATTCACCGGTGGTTACTTCGTCACGCCCTTTGTCGTTGAAGTCTTGTCGACCGCCCTTAGCAGTCGTGATCATAGCTCCATCGTCTTTGATCTCGACGAATGTTCCTGACTTGTGGTAGATGTGAATACGGCAATCGCCTGGAGTATTATCAAACTCCACGACATGACCGGCTTCAGTCGTATAGGTATGATTGCCGAGATACTCGGACTTCTTACCGCCTTGATCCTGTTGATTCCAATCTGCCATATTTTATCCTATTGATCCTAAACCTATTGTTCCGCCTTGAACTTCAGGCACTCCTAGCGCAGCTGCTCCTGCTGCTTCAGCTTGTTTAGCAGCTGTTTCGTCAAGTGCACTAATAGTATCTGTTGGCATCGAGCCGGCAGAAAGAAAATCAAGATTATCTATAACATTTAGATCGCTTGCTGCAGCGCGCTCAATATCTGTCAGACTATATGTTCCAGCAGCACTTGCTGTAGGATCTACAGCTTTATTCTGCACAGGATTTGCTTTTACGTTACCCTTGCGCTGTGTCTTGTCTTTACTCTTGACGATTGTTTCTTCGACGCGTTCTTCGTTACCACGACCCACAAGTGATGTTGAAGCATCGTCGTTGAGCGTTGGATGAACAGAAGGGACGGGAGCAATACCGTTCTTGCCGCCAAATAGTTTATTCAAGTTTGCCATAAGCAAAGCAACAGTCGCAACCTTTTCGAGTAGTGTTGGATTCTGTTGTTGAATCTGTACTGGCGTTGGTGGTATAATGGTAATACCAGTTTCCTTAGTATCACTCGCAAGAATAGTGTCTGTCGCTATATCTGATACGTAAGCTTCGACCTGATATGTTCCGGGCTTGAGCGGTGTAGAGAATTGCAGCTTCCATTTATTTGGCTGTACTGTTTCGTCTAGACCTAAATTACCTTCAAACAGTTTATATCTTGTATAATTGACATAAACAGATATTGTTTCTTTTGCTTTTCCAGGAGCACTAAAACGCTGAAAGTCAACATAGCCCGTAAGTGTAGGCACAGTATTAGATGTTGAAAGCGGCGTAATACTAATTGAACTCATGACATTGCTCCACCAGAGCCAATCGAGTTCTGCTCAGTATCTTCTTTTTGTTGAATATGTGGTAGCACGCCAATTGCTACAGGAAACTGTTCGCCGTCTCCGTCGAAAAAGAATCCAACCACTTTGCTATTCTCGACAATACCCGTAGGGCTGTGTCCCACTCCCGAGATACCTGCGGACGTCATAGGCATAAGTACATAGCACCACGGCAACTGACTCGTTGGCAAGTCGCCTTTATTATCCGTGTGCTTGCCCTTGATGCGCACTTTGATACGACCCAGCTTGAGATCGTCCTTCTCACCCGAGAACTGCCCAGTGCCGCGATCCTCGACCACGCCGATCCACCACTTCAATCCGTCTTGTCCGAGAACTGTACCTAACTCAGCCATAATTATCCCTTGCTCTGCGAATCAGATTTACATTCTAAAACACATTCATACTTCATATCTTTTCCGTCTTTATATAATACGTGTCTGACTGACGTAACCAAATAAGAACCAGAACGATTATCCAGTTCGCCTTCTTCTTGGTTAGCCGGAATATTCAATTTTACTTTGATCCCAGGCTTATATTCTACGTCTCCAGGAACGCGAACGTGCATAATAAGATTATCTAGTTGCGTTGCAGCTGACGAATTTGCTCCATGCTCGTGCACAGTTCTTTTATTTTCAGAAATCTTTGGATCGCGCGCGTCACGAAATTTACTCTTAGATGCTCCTGGCGCAATAACAAAGTTGAATCGTTCGCCGCGCGCTGTCTTTTGTTTTTGTGTAATTTGATTTTTGCCAGTGTGCGAAGTATCGCCGGCACCATCGCGCTTTGATCCACCACCCGTCTTTCCTGTAGTCGGATCAAAATAATACCAGTGGTCAGAGTCTGCGCCATTGAAACTGGACTCAACAGTATTGAAATCTTTTTGTTGCTCGAAGGCAATAATATTACGCTGCGGATCACTACCGGCAGCACCAATATTCTGTTGCGCATAGCTAAATGTAAACTTATCGCCTTCCGATAACATCGAGTCAATTGTTTTGAAGTGATAGCCTTCGCGGTCTTGGTAATAAACATAATTCGATGCTTTAGCCTTAGCAGACTTTGCTTCCTTCGCAGCCCATCGAATAGCGGTTACCGGCGAGCGCCCGGTTCCATAATATGTTGCGTTGCCCTCGGACTCTTCATTTGTGGTTAGGTCTTTTTTGATTGTGATTGAGTCCTTAGTATAGTCCTCGTGCCACTTCTTGACCATCTCAGAAAGCTTCTCGCCGACATAAGCTTTAGCCACTTCTTTTTGATTATTCTCTAAAAACTCTTGCGGTACGCAGGTCAACTCATAATAATCTTGATTATCTTTGACGCGCGTTCTGTCTCCAATAATACCAGTCTTGAATTTCATGCGAATGGTGCTACCTTCGCGATTGCCAAAAGCAAGCTCGACGTCCTCGCCGCCCTTCAACTTAGCCTGCTGATGGAACCCAGACGCGTCGTTGACTGATATATTAGATGAGGCGGCTGTTTCATAAATGCTTTCGAAATAATCCAGCTTACTGACAAGACTGCGAATGTCAGCGCCACCCACAGTGCATTGTGAAACAATACCAGTTGCTACATTCGGATTCATCTGACGAATTGGCTTTCTTCAAAGATATATGGATGCTGATCGCGAATAAGATGTACGTAGTGCAAATCGAGTAAATAAATGTGTCGACGTTGCTCGTTCAAATCATTTTCATATTCGAATATATTTACTTCTTTTCTATCCGTAACTGGTAAAGCTGCGTATGTGGTATAATCAACAATAACAGTCTTTTCCGGATAAACACGGCTTTGAAGACCATCAGAAGCAATAGTATTCTTTTGCAGTATTTTTTCATAGTGGTGAATATTCTGATATGCATACTGCATCGAGCCATACTTCTGTACAATATACGCATTGAATTGCTCGTAGCTTAGAGGCCATTCATAATATGGGTCGTGGATCTCATTAGTCAATAGCACAAGCCAGTCGAGTGTATAGTCGTCATAGTAGTCATACGCCACAACGTCTGGGCGCTCACCGTCTTGTATATAATACTCGTCGTATGTAACCGCCGCATTGCTAATAAAATTAGCCACAGAAAAACGACGAGTAATATCGGTAACAGCAATACCTTTATTCTGCCCAGGAATACGATAAGGAATAATTGGATGCGGTCTAAAGAAAAACATTGTTATCCTTAGTTAGTAGCACTATTTGGAATATCAAGCGCAGGATCTGGTGTTTTTCCAGGATTTGATGCGTTCCACTGTGCTGTTGAATTTCTGACAAGACCAGCAGCTTCATCCGGAGCAGCTCTCAAACGCTCTGCTATTTCCGGATCATTATAGACAGCCGACATATCAGCTGGTGGCGCTGATGGACGACCCAAAGTTTTATTGAGCGAATTCTTTGTGACGATCTCTGTTTCTTTGAACGATAGCGTCAATTCAACTTCAACTGGTGCAGGAGCTCCACCGCCATTTGCGTCACGAATATAAGCAGCAACGCCTTGACCATGGTAATTGACCTGAATATCTGTACAGACTGATGGCTGCAGCTCAAACAAATAATTTGGATGGCGGAACTTGATATTGAAGAACTCTGGATATTTGAAGAATAAACCGCCGCCAACATATTCTGGGTGAGCATAATAAGTAAAAGCGTCAATAATCATTTTGATCATATTCGATTCTTCGCGGCTTCTTGGTGATAGCTTCCAAGAGAAGCGATGTTCGCGGAAATCAACGCCAGTAAATAATACGATCTTGTGAGGATTCTGTGCTACACCAAGACCTACCTTGAGTGCCGCTTCGAATGTACCTGCGCCGCCGATACCATTTACTGCTGTTCCGAGTGCGTTTGTGGCTGCAGCTGCTCCGCCTCGCCCGCCGCTTTCTAGTGCAGCACCAGAGATACCATCGCCGCCTGCTCCACCCAATAGAGAAGGAAGCGACGAATTATTATAAATTTTTTGGTCAAATGGTTTTAGAATAGCGCCAGCCGCTGCACCCAGATCAGGTGTGCTATACTGTGGATTATAATCTGTGGTAAGACTAGACGGCATCGGAAGTCTAATCGTTGCGAGATTGACCTGATTGCCGATATTAGCTAGACCCTGTACGCCTTGACCAATAAATGCGTTGAGTTCATTTTTAGTAGCAAAGTCCTGAAATACTTTAGAATCAGCTAATTTACCAAAAGCATCAGAACCTTGACCTTTTGTTTCGACTGCTTGAAATTCAATCCAGTGGTCAATTGTTTTGAGATCGTCTGGGAAATAATAGCTTGAGTCCTGAAAAGGATCTGGTCTGCTAATTTGTCCAACAAGAGAAACTCTTGGTGATGCTGTACGACTCAATGCTGTAAACGCTGCAGCGATGCCAGCAACACCGGTTGCAAGTCTTTCTGATCTTAGTTGTTTAGCAGACATTGAAACTCCTTTTCGATATGATATTTATATCGATACATAGTGCCATGGCTACTTACAGAGGGCGCTTTCAGCCCAAAAACCCAAACAAGTATAAAGGTGATCCAACGAACATTGTCTATCGTTCGTCGTGGGAATTACGCTTTATGAAATATCTCGATGAGAATCCAAATATAATTCAGTGGGCGTCAGAAGAATTATTCATACCATATAAATCCCCGCTCGACGGTAAATGGCATAGATATTTCCCAGACTTTATTATTCGTATGCGAGACCGCGATGGCAAACTATCGACAAAGATGATTGAGATCAAACCGCGCTCACAGTCTGTACCACCGACAGTCAAAACAAATGGATCAAAGCCAACAAAGAAGTATCTGCGAGAGGTCGCAACTTACGGTATAAATATATCGAAGTGGGAAGCAGCGAAAGAATACTGCTTGGACCGCAACTGGGAATTCGTCGTATTGACGGAAAAAGAATTAGGAATATAGCTTGGTAGCTTACGTCTTCGACACAATACTAAAGCGCGGTGCTAAAGCCGGCTTCACGCCGTCAATCAAACGCGATGCGCGTCAGTGGTTCCGTAAGCAAGCGCAGGCAGCTGTTGCAACACCAATGCGTATGATCGGTAGTGATCGCTCCAGACTAACAGCGCGCCCAGTTATTGGCAGCATGTATTTGTTTCAATATGATCCAAAGGGAAAAGGAAAACTACCTTATTATGACAGATACCCTCTTGTCTTTCCTATCGGCGCTGGTCGGACCGGCGGATTTGCCGCAACTGGAGGTTCTTTCTTGGGACTCAATCTCCACTATCTACCACTCCCTCTTAGAGCCAGATTGATGGATGCGCTGTATGCAACAGCGAGCAATCAAACGCTGGACGAGAATACGCGTCTGAAAATATCTTATCAGATATTAGCCCAAGCAAGTAAATATCGTTTCTTTCGTCCGTGCATCAAGCGTTATTTGATCTCGCACGTACGCACTAAATTCTTTTACATCGAGCCCACTGAATGGGAAATGGCTTTATTTTTACCTTTTGATAGATTTGTTGGCTCAAATAAAACTCGCATTTATCGCGACAGTCGCGACAGGATCTAACAAATGCCATTCAATATCGAAGAATTCAACGCAAATATATCGCAGAGCGGTATTGCACAGACCTCTCACTTCGAAGCATGGATTCTTGGCGGTCCAGGCGTAGCACCGAATATTCTAAACAGATACGGTCTTGACGGTGGTATGCGCTTCCGTATTGAATCGATCAATCTACCTGGGCGTAATCTACAGACTCTGGATCAGAATTATCATGGTCCGGTTCGTCGTATTCCATTCCGCTTTACTCAACAGCCCGTCACGATAAGCGTTATTCTCTCAAAGGATATGCGCGAGCGTGAAGTATTCATGCGCTGGCAGGATTTCTTTATTGGGCACTATCGCGATAACCCTAATGGCACCGCTATTCCGGGCATGTTTGATACCAAGTATTATAAAGATGGTATTGGAACGATTGCTATTCTACAGTTCTCGCAGCCAATCGGAACTGACGCAATGACCCTCGCGCGTATCGGATCGCAGGTCATTACTAAGTTTGTCAATCCAAATAGTAATGCTGGACGTAATATTACAGCAGGCGCTCAGATTGCCTCTAATATTCTACGCATCTTTGACCAGCCTACGTTTGAAATTCAGAATACTATTACGCTGGAAGAAGCATATCCCGTCTCCGTCAATGATATACAAATGGCTTGGGGTGACGAGGGATATGGCAAATTGCAGATTGAATTGAATTATCGTTATGCTATTGAACATAATCAGAACTTCGGTAGCAGCGATCTATTCAATATGGAAAAGTCAAATAGAGTCAAATAAAATCATAATTGGAGTGAATTATTATGGCATTACCTAAGTTAGCTGCGCCTCGCTTCTCAGTCGAACTACCGTCAACCGGTCAGCGTATTTCGTTTAGACCATTTCTAGTCAAGGAAGAAAAGGCGCTGCTGATGGCAGCAACTTCCGACGATCAGAACTCGATGATTGACGCAGTAAAAGATGTACTCTCGGCATGTGTATTAGACGAGAGTGTAAACGTATCGAATCTGCCGTTCTTTGATTTGGAATATCTGTTTCTCAATTTGAGAGCCAAGTCTGTTGGCGAGGTTGTCAAGCTAGAATATCGTCATACTGGCGGTAGAAATTATCAGGGTATTGAGTGCGAAGCAGTAACTCCGGTCGAGATCAATCTGGAACGAGTCAAGGTTGAGAAGAGCGAGAAGCATAGCAATAAGATTCAGATCACTGATAATCTTGGTGTGGTTATGCGCTATCCGACAATCAGCGATATCAAGCTGGTCAATGACGGCGCAGACGAACTAAAGATGATTGCCAAGTGTATTGTTTCGGTATACGACGAAGAGAATTTATACGAGCCGGATAATTTACAAGATGCAGTGGACTTTATTGACTCGTTGAATACGCAGCAGTTCTCCAAGATCATGGAATTTATTGCGACAATGCCTAAGCTGCGTCATACGTTTAGCTATAAGTGCAAGGGCTGTGGGCAAGAAGATACGGTCACGCTGGAGGGGCTGTCAGATTTTTTTTGATGATCCTCTCTCATAATACGCTTGCAAATTACTACCAGACTAATTTTTCGTTGATGCAGCACCACAAATATTCGCTAAGTGATATAAATGAAATGATTCCGTGGGAGAGGGATATTTACGTCAAAATGCTTATTGAGCATTTAGAGAAACTAAAAGAAGAACAAGAAAAAGCTAAAGCAAGGCGATAATGTCAAAGGAAGACGAAGAAATTCTTAGAGCCATCCTTGAGAAGGGTGGTGATAAAGCTAAGAAAGCTGCTGCGGAAGCATTGGCTGCGCAGCCGCATACTTCGGACACACCGCCAGAAGTCAAGCAGGTCAAGCAAAAGCGCAAGGTCAAAGGTCTTGGTCAAGTTATTGGCAAGATCGGTAAGTCTAATTTTTATCAGACCAAAGAAGGTAATATTGTAGACCAGAACGGTCAGATCCTTGAAGGCCGTCTTGCTCAAATCCTAGCTAAAGAAACTGAAGTAAAGAAAGCTGCGGTTCAGCAGGCCGTAGCTACAAAGCCGGCTGCTTCGAATCAAAAGAACGCTGAACGTCAAATTGATCGCGAGCTAAGTGGTGTTGTCAAAGCTACATCAAATCTAGCTAAGAGCCACGAGAAAATCCTTACAACGTTGCCAAATGCTTTCGGTGAAGTTGAAAAGGTTATAGCAAATATAACTGAGCAGCATGAGAAAGTTGTTTCTAATCTAATCAAACAGAACGACGAGTTACGCGAAAAGATTATTGAAGCAATAACAGGTGTAAAGGCAGCATCTAAATCTGGTGGCGCTGCAAAAAGAAAACCGTCTAAGGGAGTTGGCGCTTCGCGTGCAGCGAAAGGCACAGAGATCAAAGCTGCTGCAGCAAAAAAAGCTGCAAAAGAAAAAGCAGCAAAGGAAGAAAAAGAGAAGGTGAGAGCACCTTCTCGTCCTGTTGCAGCTATGAAAAAGGCTGCAAAGGAAATTGGGTTCGCTACACTTGCCGGCGCTGCAATTGGCGCTGCTGGATACTTTGCTCCTAAGCCAGAAGAAGCAGCTCCTCCACCAGCAGGCGGCGGTGGTCGAGCAGCTCCAACAGGACCTGTAACAAAGTATGAAGGTCTTGGTAGTATCTCAGCAAAGTATGAATCCGGCGGTAAGGGCGTTCATACCATTTCGTCTGGACGCGGTGACCCAGGCGGTGTGTCGTATGGCGCGCACCAGCTGGCAACTAATACTGGAACGATGGCGCGCTATCTTGCGTCTGCCGAAGCAAAAGAATATGCAGGTAGATTTGCTGGACTACAACCAGGAACAGAGCCGTTCAATCAAGTCTATAAGCAAATTGCTGCTAGTGATCCACAAGGCTTCGCTGCTTCACAAAAAGCATTTATTACAAGAACACACTTCGATCCAGTATCAAAAGCTGCTGGAGATAAAGGCTGGGCTGTAGCTGATCCACGTATACAGGAAGTTCTGTATAGTATGGGCGTTCAGCACGGCGGCGCTAAAAAGATCGTCGAGCAAGCAGGCAGTCCGCAAGGCAAGACTGTGGAAGAGCAAGTTCAAATGCTCTTCGAGGCTCGCAAGAAATATGTCGCTGGCGTATCAAAAATGCCAGAGTCTACTAGACAGTCGCTGTATAATAGATATGCGAGTGAGCAGAGAGATATTCTTGCTATGGCTCCTGCGCCCAGTGCTCCGCCCGGTGCGCCTACACAAGTTGCTGGTAGTAATTTTGCAGTTCCCGGACAAGGAATGGGCGGAGCAACACCAAGCTTCGGTGAGCCGCAGAAGACAGGCTCGAATGGTAATCTAGACGATGCACAGCTTGTGGCTATTGGTGGCGGTAGACATAGACTGCAGCCAAGCGCAGCTGCAGCTTATGAAGCAATGGTTCAAGCTGCTAAAGCAGATGGAGTATCGTGGTCTATTACAGATTCGTATCGTCCGTATGCAGCGCAGGTCAAAGTTGCACAAGAAAAGGGATTGTATTCACAGGGCGGTCTTGCTGCTCGTCCTGGTACTTCTAATCATGGTTGGGGTACAGCGCTTGATCTTGGTGGCGGCGCTAACTCACGCGGAACAAAACAGAACGATTGGTTGATGGCAAACGCAAGTCGCTTTGGCTTTAGCACAATTGCGCGCGAACCATGGCACTGGGAATATAAAGGATCCGGAGCAGCTATAGCATCTGCTGGACGACCAGAAGCAGCGCCACAACGAGAGCCAGGAAACGCTCTTGCTGTTGCGTCAAGACAAAATCAAGTAGATACAATGCTTGCTGAAAATCAAGCTCGCGGCGGAACTGTTATTGTGCAAACAGACAGAGTTATCAATAATACAAGAACAGTATATCAGACAGCATCAGTTTCGCAGAGAAGAATGGAACAAGATTTCAATCCATATAATATGCTCGCTAGTGCTGCCACAGGGAGACCTTTATTCTAATGGCTATTTCTAATCTTCTTCCTGCGCAAGGCGCAAACGATAATAGACCAAACCTAAAGCAGTTCTTTGGTAAGAATCCTGCTACGGCTAACGACAACGTACAGCGTGTGTCGAGTGGTATGTTCTCCAATGCTTTCATTGATTCCGTTGTTGGCGCATTACAAGGTCTTGTTCAAGAGATTGCTAAGATTACTGAGATTGCGCAGAAGGTTATTGCGTCTTTTGGAAATATCGTCGAATCAATAAAGGCACTAAACAAAGACGTAACTAATCGTTTTCGCGTTCTCAATAACGAACTCAACGCAAGCAAGATTGATTTTATTCGTACAGTTCTAGCTATTCCAAAGACAGATACACCAGTCAAGATCGACGGTGTGCCTGTCAATGTAAACGCACCAGAAGCAGCTAAGAAAGAAGAAAGTAAAGGTTTTGATCTCGCAGAATTGCTTGCTGCTTTCTTAGGTGGCGAAATAGCTAAGACAGCAATTCAAGCCACGCTAAGGGGTTTGATGAGTTTTGGAACAACACTTCTAAAACCGCTTGTAACATTTTTTGCTGGACCTCTTGGTGCAGGTCTTCTTGCTGGTAGCTTGGTTGCTTATGGTATTTACGAAATTATGGGCGGTATGATTCGTGACTATAATAAGAAGCTCGGTATTACAGATGATATGACTCAGGAAGAAATAGAAAGACGCAAGAGAGTATATCAAGGTGAACGTAAAGAAGCACCGTATCGTGATATGGCTGAACTTAGATTGCTAGCCGCACAAATTATGGACGGAAAGCACGACGAAGAACTAGGCATCAAGCCAACCGATAATGCAAAAGAATCCGACAAGATTAGACAAAAGATTGCTGAAGACCTACTAAAGCCTGTTCCTATTATTGATCCAAGACTAACTAATCGTCCTGTTATCAAAACAAGAGAGGAAAGAAAAACAGAAGCAATGCTTGCACAGGGTGAGCCAGGATTCTCTGGAGCACAAGGTCAGGTTATGCAAGATGCTGCTAAAGCTGCTGGCTACAATGTGGGAACTGGAGCAGGCGCAGGAGCTGGAGCAGGAATTGGATCACCAACTCCAGCGACTCCGCCAGCACCACCAGCTAATCCAACAAAGGGTATGACGCCGGCTGAAAGATCGCGTTACAATAGAGAACAAGCAGCAAAAGAATTATCTGGTCGAAGCGGCGCGCCGGCTGGTGAGGTAAAAACAGAATCTAACGTACCTGCGCCGCCTCCTTCTGGTGCACCCAGCGGCACTCCAGCAGCAACTAGTATGGCTCCGCCTCCAGCTGGTCCATCTGGCGGAGAAGGTGCTGGCAGTGGTGGTGGAGTTGCAGTTGTTCAGAATAGTAGTGTACAGAATGTCGGAACAACTGCTGGTGCAGAGAATGGCGGTATGACAGGACAGAACTTACCGATGTTTGCGCGCAATCCAAAGCTGCAATCTACATTCGGTATGCAGACAGTAAAGTATCAATAAAAAAGGGAGAGCCGAAGCTCTCCCCAAGTCTAATCATAGGTGAAAGGAATAAGCCCTATGATTATTCGTCATCCTCAGCAAGCTTGTTGAAGAATTCCAGATCATCGTCATCTTCGACCTTAGGCTTCTTTGCAGGAGCTGCAGTCTTACCAACAGCAGGTGCTGCGGCTGGACGAGCAACAGAACGCTCAAAAGGGATATCGTCATCTTCCTCGCTCTTACGAGCAGAACCATTTGGCTCAGAGAGAACCTTTTCGAGACGGCGCTTCAGTTCATCGTATGACTTGAACTTATCTGGAGCAACGAGTTCTGCGAGTGAGTGTTCGCCCTTCCAGATTGCTTCCATATCATCATCGTCATCGAGCAGTGGAGCTGGCTCTTCAAACTCTGACTTATCGTAGTTGCGATAGCCTTCGACCTTGCGGATCTTCAGCTTGAAGTTTGCACCAGCCCAGAGATCGAATGGATTCGTAGGCTTCTCATCTTCAAACTCAGGATTCATCTTCTCGTTGATCTTGTCGAAAATCTTCTTACCGAACTTGAAGAGAAAGACCTTACCTTCGTTATCAGGATGTGCAGGATCCTTGACAACGTAGATGTTTGCGATATAGCTCAAACGACGCTTGCGTGCGCGAGCAATCTCCTTGTCCTTGTCATTACCAGAGTTCCAAAGCTTGGAATTCATTTCAGCAACAGGATCGGGCTGATTGAGAGTCGTCAACGAGTTCTCAATGTACCAGCCACCTGGACCTTGGAAACCGTGGTTCCAGATACGGACCCATGGAAGTTCTTCATTGACGGGAGCGGGAAGGAAGCGAATGATAGCGTATCCGTTACCAGCCTTATCAACTTCAGGCTGCCAGTAGCGATCATCGGATGACGATCCTTGTTCTTTGTTGGCAAGCTTGTTGATTTCTTTGGTGAGACGCTCCAGCGAAGAAGTGCGCTGACGCTTGAGGGCAGAAAAAGATTCGTTCATGTATGTCTCCGTTGTATGTGTTGTGTATAACGTCTTATCCACAGTATGCATAATATACTAGTATATAGCACGAGTCAAGACGAAAAGACATCGCGCATCACTTTTTTTATTGTAGCCTTTTCGACTCTGACAAATGGGCGATACTTAGAAAGCTGACGATGAAACTCAGGCCATACGACTGGATCATCAATCTCTTCGTTCCACTTGTCAAGGACGTTGAATGCTACATCAAATGCAATAACAGTTTCAGCCGCGATCTTACCCGCCATATACATTTTCAAAAGAACTGGATGAGTTTGCTCAACCAGTAGAATACGGCTTACGCTGTTATTGCATTCATCAAGAATGGTTTCCAAGTCTTGCTTCAGATAGTATGAAAATGCTTCCATACGTTTCTGCCAGTTGAGATATACCTTCTCTGACTCGGGACCATTCATCTCTCCAACCCAGCGAACACCTGCGTTGGAGACAAAGTTAGCAACAAAGAAGTTTGTGAGTTCTTCGTCGCTATATTTGCGTTCCAGTTTGCGAAAGAGATACTGATCCTTGCGCTTCAGGAACGATTCCTCGCTTATCTTGCGGACCTTGCCACTATACTTGATGAAGTCGTAATCAGAAGTAAAGTGTAGCTTCAAAGCTTGATAGCGATTGTATGCTTTCATACCTTCCATCAAGCAGCCACGATTACAGGATCAGACTTCCAACCGCGATCATGAAACTTTTCGTATCGCCAGAGAGCAGGAGGCTTATCGCTGTTATGAACGAGCTTCTTAGCTTTGATAAGATCGTAGACTTCACGAGTAATATAGAGCTTATCCTTAGAAAAATCATACGACACGCAGCAGTGCTTGAAATCGAAGTGTTTAATCAGTTCTTCGCGCGTCTTATATTTGGTATTGATATATTGAATACGACTGTTCTTGACGAAGACAGTCTTTTCAATCTTATCGTTCTGCATGTAGTTTGAATCACCTACTCTTACATCTCCTGAGAGAGGAGAAACAGATATGGATTCGACCGTCATACGATTGGAGTCATCGTCCAGCATAAACACATCGTAGTCGTTGACTGGTTCTCTGTTGATCATAGAAGCAAAACAACCACCAGCAATCACGATCTTTTCCATATTGAATTTCCATCCGCCGAAGTTTTCTATGAAGTGCTTACGAATACTATTCTTCACATCAGCAATCAGCATCTGTTCTGCATAAGAAAACAGCTTTGTCTTTAGGTCGATCTCGTGCGGATCATCCAGATAATATGGCATTCCAGTTGCACCAATAGCTCCGCCGCCGCCGTTAACAATGTGCTGGATACCACCGCCTGAGCCTTGCATAGTATGATCC